ACAGGTAGAGCTAAAATTACCTTCACTTAAACTTCCTAAATTAGTTAAAAATGGATAACTTAATACAAAGCCCAGTAAGCGATAGTAACGCATGCTATGTTACTAAAATAGATGATAAAGTAAGTTCTTATCTAGACTTTGGTAGCGGATTTACTACTACCACATTAATGAAAGAAGACTCAGAGTTAGTTACTAATGCTATAGAAACATCTCCAGAGCTTTTTAAAGACATTAGAAAAAAAGATTCTGAAGGTAGAGTTTGGTTTCCTGCTACTATCACAGTTCCTAATTCCGGAATGGTATTTGCTGACGGTACTTCAAAAGAAGATTGGGGATGGTCAGCAGTTAAGTCAATTGATCTTTCTGAAGAAGAAATTAATTCAGGTAGATTCCCAGCTGGTCAAACTACTAAGATGGATATAAATAATGCTAAAAAGTTTCCTAAAGACAAAGGATTTATAGATGCATTAGAAGAAATAGGATTTTTCGGAATAGACTTTGATAAACCAGTCACTAAATGAAAATAACTTATGCCATTACCGTCTGCAATGAGCAGTTCGAGATAATTAGATTAGTCGAAATGATTTTAGAAAATAAAAGACCACAAGATGATGTAGTTGTCTTATATGACCAGACTAATGGAAATTCTGAAATACCAGATTGGCTAACTAAAAAATCTAAATACCCTGGCTTTCAATTTTGGAGAGGCTTTTTTGATGGACATTTTGCTAACTGGAAAAACCAACTAACTGAGTATTGCTCTGGTGATTATATCTTTCAGATAGATGCTGATGAGTTACCTCATAAAGCTCTTATAGATAATCTACCAGCAATCTTAGAATCTAATCCTGATAACGAAGTTTACTTAGTTCCTAGAGTCAATACAGTAGAAGGTTTAACTCAAGAGCATATAACTAAATGGGGTTGGAAAGTAAATAACGAAGGATGGGTCAATTGGCCGGACTATCAATGGCGTATATGGAAGAATAGACCTGAGATTAAATGGAAGAACAAAGTACATGAAGTACTGGAGGGATTTAAAGCTTACGCTCCTCTACCAGCAGAAGAAAAATTAGCATTATACCATCCTAAGACTATAGATCGTCAAGAAATACAGAATAAATATTATGAATCTCTCATTAGTAAATAATTATTTTCAACCTCATAGAGTGTTGGATATAGGAGCAAATGTAGGACAATTTAGAACAAACGCTCAACAGTATTGGCCTCAAAGTTATATTTTTTCAATCGAAGCTTCTGAAGCTTGTGAAGAACATTTACAGAAGTTAACTGACGATTATTTAATTTGCTTACTAGCTAAAGATGATTCTAGGTATGAATATTTTAGCAGGAAAAACGACCCTACTTGTACTGGTAATTCAATATATAAGGAACTGACTGAATTTTATTCTGATGATCAAGTAGAAATAATTAAAAAAGACGGAATAATGTTGGATGATTTATTTACTTCAGAATCTATATTTGATTTAATTAAAATAGATACTCAAGGTTCGGAATTAGATGTAGTTGAAGGAGGTAAAAAAATATGTAGTAGAGCTAAAGGTTTACTTTTAGAAGTTTCATTTAATGAGTATAATGAAAAAGCTCCTCTTTATGAAGAAGTACTAAACTATATGGAAGGATTTAATTTTACTCCTACTATTGTTTTAGACATTCAAAAAAATCATGGAGCACATCAACAGGATATATTATTTTTGAACAATGAATATAATCAATTAGATCAATAATGAAAGAAAATTTACTTATAGGAGCTATTAGCGGAAACTACGGTGTAGAAGATATAGAAACGTGGGTAAATACTTCTGAGTTTGGTTTTAGTAGAACCTTAATAGTCTTTAATGCTAAAGATAATAATAGTTTAATTCCTTATTTAGATTCTAAAAACATAAATTATATTCTTCCCAATCATGACTTTTGGGGTAACAGTAAAGACTTTTTTGAGCACCATACAGGTAAAATGAATTTAGAGAATAGCTTTGATCTTATTCATAATATGAGATTTATGTATATTCATAGGTATTTAAAAGAATGCCCAGAGTATAAAAAAGTATTAGTTACAGATGTTAAAGATGTTAAGTTTAATTCAAATCCTTTCGATAAACTTCCTACTGATAAATTAGTAGCTACTGGGGAAGTAATAAAGTACAAAGAAGATGATTGGAATATGGAGCATTTAATTTATAATATAGGAATATTTGGATTTGATTTTAAGGAAGAAGAGGTACTTAATGTAGGAGTGTTTGGAGGATCGTCAGAACTAGTTAGAGATATAAGTAGAGATATATTTTTACTTTCAGCTGGTAAACCTAAAGTAGCAGACCAAACCTCTTTTAATTATTTAGCTAGAACTTCTTATAAAGATAAATTTACATTTACATCAATAGAAGATAAATTAGCAGTTCATTTACAAGTTATAGTAAACGGTTCAGTAGAGTTTGATTATAATACTATACCGGATTACCCCATAGTACATCAATATGATAGAATAAGAAATGTATAGTATAATTATATCCTATAGAAACAGAGAGTCACATTTAGAGACACTTCTACCTAGGTTAGAAGAAGTATTTAAAGGCAAAGAATACGAAATTATTATAGCTGAACAAGATGATAATGATAAGTTTCAAAAAAATAGCTTATATAATTTAGCTGCTGCTAGAGCTAAAGGAGATATTTTTATTTTCCATGACGTAGATTATTACCCAGCTGAAAATATTTCATACGATACAGATATCGATGTTCCATTTTATCCTGTTGGTAAGGTATTATTTTTAGATAATAATAATCAACCTAGAAAAATAGAAGATATTCCTTCTGGTTACAGAAATTTCCATGTCACTGTAGGAGATCATTCAGGAGGAGTATTTGTTTTATCTAAAACTTTATTTTTTAATACTAATGGTTTAAACCCATTTTTTAAAGGATGGGGTAAAGAAGATGATGCTACTAGAGATAGATTAAGATTTTTAGGATATAACTGGAGGCGTAATCATGATGCGTTATTTTATGCTCTATATCATGAGGATAGTAAACCTAATGATAATGACAGTGACTTTATCAACAATAGTAAGCTTTATATGAATCTTACTTCAGATACAAAAGTAGGTTTGAATAACGTTAATGCTAAAGTAGAAGAGTTTGATCTACCTGATCATTCTAATGTAAGATGGTTAAAAATAAAAGATTTTGAATATAAAAATTAACATTTCTCCAGGAGAGTTATTAGATAAAATTTCTATTATAGAACTTAAACTCCTTAAAATAAAAGATAAAGCTAAACTTAATAATATAATGATTGAGTTTGAAGCTTTAAATCCACAAGTAGTAGAGCTATTAGAAAAATTTAAAGAACCTCTTAAAAAAAAGTATTTACATCTATCAGAGGTTAATGAAACGTTATGGGATATTGAAGATGCTATCAGAGTTAAAGAAAAGAATAAAGAGTTTGATAGTAAATTTATAGAGCTTGCAAGATCTGTTTATAGACAAAACGATAAGAGAAGTATCATCAAGAAGTTTATAAATGAAATGACTGACTCCAATTTAATAGAAGAAAAATCATATGAAGAATACTAAAGTTTTAGTAATAACATATGGTTTCTTCGGAGATATAGCTTTCTCTTCTGCTTTAGCATCATTTTTAGCATCTGAGTATAGTCAAGTTGACTACTTGATAGGTTTTCCCCAAATGAGAAAACTTATAATGAACAATCCTTTCATTAAGAATGTATATGTTCCCAGGAGCCCTGGACCAGCTCCTACAACTAGTACTGAATTTCAACTAACTTATGATAAAGTAATACAATTAGGTCCTCTATCTTTTACTAAACCACCTGTAGTTCAATATAAACAACAAGCAGGTATAAAAGATACAAGTCCTGATTATAAATTATATACAGATAATAATTTAGATTCAGCAGTGCAGACTTTATTTACTGATTTACCAGAAGATAAAAAAGTTATTGCTGTAATGAATAATTGGGAAGAAAAAACTTTTACTTTTACTGAAGAGCAATATAATTCCGGAATAGATGTTCCGAACTTAGGTTACGGAGGTGCTCATAGAGATACAGATAAAATTATCTCGGTACTCTCAGATTATTTTACTATATTAACAGTAGGAGTAGAAGGAAGCAATCAGCAACAGACTGTTAATACTGATGATCACGATTCTAAATCTATTCTTTTTGAGACTTCAATTATGAAGTACTGTAATGCTTTCATAGGGGCTGAAGGAGGTTTATGTAATTTAGCTGCAGGTGTAGGAACTAAAACTATTATAACTGGTGATTTTGTTCATCAGCTTTATGGATGGAATGGAGTCTTAAAAAAGATTGAAGAACCTAAATTAGGTCCTAAATATTATTTTAAGGATGAAGGTCACGTTACTCTTGATCCTTATTTAACAGATGATGAAGTAATAGAACAAATAAAGTTATTAGTATGAAAATAATTTATAGGATTTCTGACGCTGGTTACAATAAAGTAAAGCCTGATTATATTACAAACGAAATTTGTCTAAAGAACTTTGTTGAGGTATTTGGTTGGGAAGATCTTCATATAATTGCTGATGGAATATCAAAAGATACTGAAAAAATGATTTTAAAGTATGTTCCTCAAGCATGTATAGAGCATGTTAAGGTAGGACATGGAGCAGGTACATTTAATCTAGCGTTAGATTTAGCTCTTATGTACGAAGATGAAGATATAATTTATTTTATTGAGAATGATTATCTTCATACCTCAGATGCTAAAAAAATATTAAAAGAAGGTTTCGATATCGGAGCCTCTTTCGTATCTTTATATGATCATCCTGATAAATACTTAGCTCCTGATAGAGGAGGTAATCCTTATTGTGATGGAGGAGCAGAAGATACTAGAGTTTATTTAACTGATAACTCTCATTGGAAAATAACTAACAGTACAACTATGACGTTTGCTGCTAAAGTAAAAACTTTAAAAGAGAATGAAAAGATATTAAGAGACTTTACTAATGAAACTCACCCTCATGATTTTCATATGTTTCTTAAATTAAGAGAAAATAATCAACTATTAATAACCCCAATACCGGGCAGGTCGACTCATGGAGAAACCGCTTGGTTGTCACCTTTAATTAAATGGAAAAATTATGCATAACAAGAAAATTTTAATAACCGGAGTAGCTGGTTTATTAGGAAGCCGATTAGCAGAATATATTATCGAGAAGAAACCCGGTAATACTATTATTGGAGTAGATGATCTTTCAGGAGGATACGAAAGTAATATACCCGAACAAGTAAAGTTTTATAAAGCTAATACGTTTGATGATAAGATAAAAGATATCTTTGAGTTAGAGCAGCCTGATATAGTCTATCACTTTGCAGCATATGCCGCCGAAGGTCTATCTCCTTTCGTTCGTACTTTTAACTATGATAATAATTTAAAAAGTACTGCTTCTATAGTAAATGAGTGTATCAAACATGATGTAGAGAGATTAGTATTTACTTCCACTATGGCAGTTTACGGTCATGGGTGGGAAGGTAAGAGACCTTTTGAAGAGACTCACCCTCCTCAACCAATAGATCCATATGGGATTGCAAAGTATGCTTGTGAGATGGATATTCAATGTGCCGGAGTACAACACGGATTAGACTGGTGTATACTCAGACCTCATAATGTTTATGGTCGTAATCAAAATATATGGGATAAGTATAGAAACGTTCTAGGTATTTGGATGTATCAATATATGAATGATAAACCTTTGACTATCTTTGGTGATGGTTCTCAAAAAAGAGCTTGGAGTAGTGTAGACGATTGTTTAGAGCCTATATGGAAAGCAGCTTTTATTCCTAAAGCATCTAAAGAAATTATCAATCTTGGGGGTACAGAGTTTACTACCATTAACGAAGCTTGTAGAATAGTAAGAGAAGTAATAGGAGGAGGAGATATAGAAAAAATGCCTGCTATAGCTTTCGAAGAAGCTAGACACGAAGTTAAAAATGCTTATCCTACTTGGAGAAAGTCTGAGGTAATATTAGGATTTGAACATTTAACTAAACTTGAAGACGGACTTAAAGAGATGTGGGCATGGGCACAAACCCAACCTAACAGAGAAAGATTCGTTTGGAAAAATTATGAATTAGAAAAAGGAATATATAGCTATTGGAAAAATGATAAGTCTAATAATACCAACTTACCGAAATCCGAAGTATCTGGATATTTGTCTTAAGTCTGCTGTAGAAGGTAGGGTTAACGAAGAGAGCGAAATTATAGTCGTTGTAGATGGCTTTGTTGATGAAAGCAAAGAAGTTCTAGAGGAGTATAAGAACAAAGTTCAAGTACTGCCTTTGGAAGAGAATCAAGGAATGCAAATGGCTCTTAATTTAGGAGTTATGAATGCTACTAATGAACGTATTATGATTATTAATGATGATAACGTTCTATGTTCCGGATGGGATTCAATATGGGCTGATATGTCTGAAGGAGAAGTTATTACTATAAATCAAATAGAACCTACAGGCCCAGGTATATTTAATTTTCCTGTTAAAGACTTTGGTAGAACTCCTGATGAGTTTGACTATAATAGTTTTATGGAATATGAAACTACAATAAGCTCTAATGAAGTATCAGAGGATGGAGGCATATTTCCTTTCGTCTTATTTAAAAAGAACTACATGATGGTAGGAGGTTTTGATACTTTATATAAGTCTCCTTTTATATGCGATTGGGATTTCTTTTTAAAATTAGAACTAGCTGGGTGTAAGTTTACTAGAACTCATAGTCAACATTTTTATCATTTTGGTTCTACTGCAACTAAAAACGGTAAGGAAGGAGATGCATTTAAAGCTACAGAAGCCCCTGCTGCAGAAACTTATATTTATAAATGGGGAACACCCCCAGGTATATATGAAAATAATTCTCATATACCAAAAGGTAAATTAATTAAAGGAATACAATTTTAATATGGAAAAGAAATACCTAATTGAATTTACTCACGCTGACGGAACTACAGAAGAAGTAGAATTAGTAACCGATAGATTAAAATGGTCCATTGATCAGTGGAGTAGAAATAGAGCTATAGTAAGTCATAAAGTAATAGAAGAAGGTAAGTCAAATGCTAAAAATATGTTGCTAGGATGATAGGAATTGTAGGACAAGGTTTTGTAGGTAATGCTGTTTATGAAAAATTTAAAAGCTTTTATGAAGTATTAACTTATGACTTAGATAAAAACAAATGTAATTCTACTTTAGAAAATTTAGTATTTAAAAGCGAATTTATTTTTCTCTGCCTTCCTACTCCTATGAGTAAAAATGGTTCTTGTGATATAAGTATAATTAGTAAGTCATTAGATAGTATTGACTTAATAACAGATAATTTAGAAACTAAAAGAACTATAATAATAAAATCTACTATTCCTCCTTCTACTACTGAAAACCTTAATAAGAAATATGGCAGTTTAAACATAATATTTAATCCAGAGTTTCTTACAGAAAGAAATGCTGTAAAAGATTTTGAAAATCAAACTAGAATTATTTTAGGAGGTCCAAGACCAGTTACAACAGAGGTTAAAACTATTTTTAGCAAAGTATTTCCAAAAGCTCATATTATTAAGACTGATTCTTCTTATGCTGAAATGATAAAATATGTGACTAATACTTTTTTAGCTACTAAGATATCATTTGCTAATGAAATATATGAGCTTTGTAATAAAATGAATATAGATTATGATAAGGTAGTAGAGTATGCAACTTTAGACCATAGATTAGGAAAATCACATTGGGGAGTCCCAGGTCATGATGGAGACTTGGGGTTTGGTGGCCATTGCTTTCCTAAGGATTTAGCAGCATTGCTCTACTTATCTTATCAATATAATACTGTCAATGGAGTACTAAAAGCTACTCAAGAGACAAACAATAAAGTTAGAAGCGATAGAGATTGGGAAAGAATGAAAGGAAGAGCTGTCTCATAGCTATTTATAATGTAGTACCTATATACTAATATACAATCATGAGTAAAAAAATCGAACAATACGTAAAAAAATTATTAAGCGAATCTGCTAGAATTAAATTTGCAGGTCATTCTTTTGTATTAAAAGTAGATACTAATGAAGACCCTCAAAAGAAAGGAGTAAAAGTTCAATTTCTTCCTACTCAATTCGGCAGTATAACTCCAACAGAGCAAAATGATATTGCTATTGAGCTAGAAAAAAGATTATCAAAAGGTTTAGAGCAATTCGATATGAAAGTTGAAAGAGATAGAAACCTAAAAGATAAGACTATTATCGGCTTCTTTATCTACATTGAATACTTTGATAGAATTATAAGAAAAGCATTGTCTGGTACTAACCCCAACGCAGAATTTAAACCTAATGATGCTAATGATAACGATGATATTTAGTAAATGGCATTATATGGACTTTATAATAAAGAAGTAAGCAAGCGAGTATTTAAACGCTCTAACATAGTTCCCGATGATCCAATGGACAGAATTGAGGCCGGTAACCCTGTAGTAGCAAGAGTTAACTTCGTTCGTAAACTAAAACTTTCATTTAAGGAATTCCAGAAATTATACTCCGTTAGAAAAATAGCTTCACTAGATTCATTAGATATAAAACAAAAAGAAAATATTCTTTTAGCGGCAGCGGTAGAAGAAGCTTCAGTAGTAGCTACTTACGAAGATAGAAGTAAGATTAAAACTGAGGAAGCTACGAGACGTTCTGGCGGTTCAGCTTCGGTGTTAGTTAATAGAGACTTTAAAGCTCATTACATGTATGATCCTGAAACCGGCAATGGAGTAAAGGTTAATACTTTTGAAGATCATAATTACTATACTGAGTTAGGATATACTCATGATAAACCTGTTGTAAAACGTATACCAGAAGAATCTACAACGGTTACTTTAATTCCAAAATCAGAAGAAGATCTATCACTTAAAGCTGAATTAGAGCAAAAGAGATTAAATAGTAGAGATAGTAAGATAGATAAATTTAGAACTAAAGAGGAGCAAAGAAAAAGAGTTGATGAAAAGAAAAATCCTTTTTCCACAGGAACTAAATTTGGTCCTAAAAAAAGAATAAACACCCCAGTTTATGAAGTTAAAACTAATGCTGAAGAAGTAGTTACTGCTAAAGATAATACGGAAATAGTTAATACTCAAGCTCCTATAGAGGATAGTAGTACTGTTTCATATACTTCTTCTGGGGGAGGTGGCAGTTCTAGCAGTTATTAGTTTCTTTTCTGAATCTTTTTTCATATATTTATATACATGACACATAAAAATACAGTCAGACGAGCATTTAATAATTACTTTGATTTGAGAGTTAGAATCTCAACTAAGGAAGTAGATAAAAGAGTTATGAATAAAAGCTTATTTTTAAATATTATAAACAACCTTAAGTCAATAGAAGAAAGAAGAGATTTCATGCAAGATGAAATTGGTATGGATATGACTACTTATGAGGATAAGTTTTTTCAAGTCATAGAAGACTTATTTAAACTTAACTTTAATAAACCTCAAATAAGCCTCATACAAACATATATTTACGAAGCTACTAGACCAGAAGATTGGAACGGTACAGTAACTATAGAGGTTGAAAATAAAAGCGTCAAGACTTTTGATCTTAAAACTCCAGAACAACTCTGGTCAGTAGTAGAACTATTAGGTAAAAAATAGTTGCTTTTTCGAATATTTATTCTTATATTTATATTTAATTTAAAAACGGTTATATGACTCAAACTATGCAAAGTATTCAAATGTTAAAATGTCCATCATGCGGTGAAATGACTCTACATCCTAAGAGAAAGGAAATGGGCTATCACGTATGTGTTCATTGTTCAACAGCTAAACCTGTAGTAGGTATAACTACTGTAGAAGGAACTGGTGATCATACTTTTAATGATATTATTATAATGGATCAAGATAGAGCAAGATCTATTGCATTAAAAGAAGCTGAATTAAAAGGTCAAAAAATTAATATAGAGTTACTAGATCTCGATACTGATGAAACCGCAGTTTCTCAATCAGTTAAAGAGGCTGTTAGTAATGTATTAGAGGATGAAGAAACTCCTTTTAATACTTTTGACCCTAATGAAGAGAAACAAGGTATAGAAGGAATTGATTATTAATGCCTCGTCCAAGTAAAATATTAACTAAGGAAGATATTATTAGAGCTCAAAAAGTTACGAGATCTAATATGGCTGCTGCTAGATATTTACATGTATCTTATAATCACTATAAGAAGTATGCTAAAATGTATAAGAACGATGAAGGTAAAACTTTATTAGAGTCTCATATGAATCAAGCAGGAGAAGGTATTCCTAAATTTACTATCGCAGGAGGTAAAGAAGTTCCTTTGTTAGATTTGCTTGAAGGTAGAGTTCCTATAGAACATTTCGACCCTAGAAAGATAAAAGCAAGACTTCTTAGTGAAGGAAAGTTAGTAGAAGTATGCAGTAAATGTGGATTTTCTGAACGTAGAATAGTAGATCAAAAAATACCTGTTATTTTAAATTTTAAAGATGGTAATAAAAAAAATTGGCATCTCGATAATTTAGAGTTTCTCTGCTATAATTGTTCGTTTTTGTATGCAGCATCACCTATAGAAGAAAAACGTGCGGAGGCAATGGAAGATTACGTTAGAACTAAAGAAGACGAGCCTGACTGGGAACTAGATGAACATCATATAGAACATCTTAAAGATTTAGGCTTGTATAAAGAAGAAAAACCCGGAGATGAATATATCTCAAGACTTTAATACTATTTATAGTCATGGCAGAAAAGAAAAACAATAAATTTTCCACCTGGAAAAAAAGAAAGCCATTAGAAAGGAAAGTTGCTGACGATCTGGTCAAGCAGTCCGAACTCAATGATAAATTGAGAGAAAAAAACATAGGTAAAGGTTTCCTTGACTTATTTTAACTAAAACTATTTTATGAAAAACTTATTATTAACTGTTGCAGTGAGCTTGCTGTCCACTTTTGTGATGGCATTTACAATGTATAGTCGAGAACAAGTAGAATCAATAGAAGAACCTCCTTCGAGGCCCTTGGCCTTAGAAAATTTAACCCCAGTAAAAATAGAAGTTCCAAGAGTGGAGCTCATAATAAAAGATCATAATAGATTTCTAGAAGATTTAGGAATGAGAGAGTCTTCCGGTAATTATAAGGCAGTTAATCAATTCGGATACTTAGGTAAGTATCAGTTTGGTAGAAAGACTCTTGATGGTTTAGGTTACAAAGATGTAACTAATAGAGAGTTTTTAGCTAATGCTTCAATTCAAGAAGAAGCTATGTATGCTCTTTTAAGACATAATAAAAAAATACTAAGAAAGACTATTAACAAGTACTCCGGCAAAACTATTAACGGAATTTATATATCGGAATCAGGCATATTAGCAGCAGCTCATTTAGCAGGTCCTGGTAACGTAAAGAGATTCTTTAGAAAAGGATATGAGTTTAAAGACGGTAATGGAACTAAAATGACTTCTTATATGATAAAGTTCTCATTATATAAGTTGGAAATTTAATAGTTTATTCATATATTTAGATAAATAAAAAGGTTATATTATGGCAGAGAAAGGCGGATTAGAAACGCAAAACTTAATTAACGAGTATAATACTGCAGGTTGTTTAGAAATCTTTATGAATGATAAATGGTGCAGGGTTACTACTAAAGACTTTAGAGCATTTAATGGACCTCGTAGAATAACTCAACCTCAATATACTGAGTTAGGTAACGTAGATGTTCCTATGATGACATATGAATACTTTGGCCCAGTATATACTTGGGGTACTAATAACGTAGTTGATTATTCTGATACTGGCTCATTAGAAAAGAGTAAGGTATGGGATAAAGCTAGAAAAATATCAGAAAACCGTGGTTAAATTACATTTTAAAAGTCCAGAAGAATTTGAAAAGCTCTTTAAATCAAGAGATATTAGAATAACTAATTCTATAGTTAAAGCTATAAAAAATGCAATGCAAAAAAATGCACGAACTGCTAAACTATTCGAATTAAGTTTTGAAGGAGCCGAAATGGCTTATGAGATAGCTCTTCCTCAAAAGGAATGGTTAGGAGCTTTAAAGACTAGTTTAGATCTTTATCATAAAGAAAATTTAGTTGATGAGCAGATTGATACCTGGGAACTTTTAGAGGTAGTTAAATCTTGGTAAAAATTTTAAGTATATAGTTGTAAGTTACAATTATTATTCTTATATTGTATAATATAAATTAAAAAGGTTATAAATATGAAAGATGTTATGTTAAGTTTCGGTAAAGGTTTAGACGGATACCTTACCAAAGATCAGATTAGAAACTCCTCTCCATTAGTATTTGCTGATGCTCCTACTAACCCTGATGTTAGTAATAAGTATCTTTTTGTTAATACTGAAACAATCATTGATGACTTAGAAAAGTTAGGATGGTTACCAGTTCAAGCTGCTCAAAGAAAGAGTAGAAAAGAAGGAGGTACTATATTTTCAAAGCATATGGTAGCTTTCCAGAACCCAAATATTAAAATTACTTCTGCTGATGGTGATGATGCTTATCCTAGAATACTTCTTACTAACTCTCATGATGGTATGCAATCGTTTAAATTCTCAGTAGGTATATTTAGACTAGTATGTAGTAATGGTTTGGTAGTTGCTGATGAGCAATTTAGTGACTTTAAGATTAAGCACAAAGGTTATACGTTTGGTGAGCTTAGAAATGTAGTTAAGCAAGCAGTAGAGGATCTGCCTAATAAAGTTCAGGTAATGAATGATATGAAGAATAGAATCTTAACTGAAGATGAAAAAAGAAAGATGGCTTTAGATGCTATGCTTATTAGAGCTGGAGTAAAAGAGCTTCAATATGATGAAGAGACTATTACAGATATATTAGACCCAAAAAGAGATGCGGATAAAGGAGATGATTTATGGAGAGTGTTTAACGTTATTCAAGAGAAGATCACTCAAGGAGATTTTCACGCTGCTCTTACTGGAGCTAAAGTACGTAAGGTACGTAAGATTAAATCCTTTGAAAAGGATATGAAAGTAAATAAAGAATTGTTTAAATTAGCTTCGGCATTAGTATAAAAATTATGAAATTAAAAAATGTACGACCAAATAGCAGAATATCAATAGGATTGATGAAAGAAGAACTTACTTTTAAGTATTTAAACGGTGAGGGTAGCTACTGTACTAAAGATAATGGGGACGTAGTAAACGTCCCTGCTAACGCTGAAGTAGAAGTTATACAAGTTTACTAATGTTTGAAGTTATAAGACATACTTTAGGATTTTGTGGAGAGCATTGGCATCCAAACATTTGGACTGTCGCTGCTGCTTCACCTATAATAGCAACTACTTCTTACTGGCTTAAATGTAAGTGTGGTGGATGGTTTAATCATAAAATAAATTGTAATGAAAGAAAAAGCTAAAGATTTTTTATTGAAATGGAATGCTATTATTATAGCATTTATCTGTCTTCTTTATTCGGTAGGGTTAGGCCTTTCCGGAAACACAGAAGAAGCTCAATACTCGGCTCATTGGCCTGGAACTATTTTACTATTCAGTATAGCAATTAATCAGGTAATAGGACGAAGATGAGTTTTACATTCTTTTTGATAGGTGCAGTTATTTTTAGTCTGTACATATGGTTTACTCTTTGGATGATATTTGATCAAAATAAGAAACAGAGGGAAGAAGGGAATGGTACGCAAGGTTATTATGAGCGTCATCAACCTGACTCGATTGATATGGACGGTATGGGTGATCAAGGAAGAGTTCCTTATCGTCCTCGGGTAAAGGCTGTAAAGAGAAAGAAAGGCAGCCAGAGTAGAATGAAGAATTATAATTGGAAAGATAAATAAAATGTGCTTAAGCGGAGCAATGTACGAAGAAGATATGAATGAAGAATTCAAAGAAGAAAAATATGATAGATGCGTAGTAACTGGTGAGTTAACTCCTTACCTTAAGACTGATCATATTGATACTAGGATGTTTTACGTAGAGGGAGTAGGTCAACTATCAGAGAAAGCATGGAGAGATATTTACGATAAAAAAGACATATGAGTTTTTTAGCAGGAATTTCATTTTTAATACCTTTAGCGTTATTTACTGTTATACTTTTCTACCTAAGTAAATTTATTCCTAAAGAAGGAGTCCAACTACCAGTATTTCTAATGATTGCAGGGGATGGAATATTAGTAGCGTTATGGTATTTTGGATTGAGAGAAATAGTAGAAACTTTAAAAGAATTCAGATTAGGTATAGGCCTGTCTTTTGTATCAGCGTCGTTTGGTAGATCGATTTACTTCATGCTTCAGAATAAGGAAGTATAGTTATTCTGAGCTATTTATAATAAAATTATATAATGAAAGGAACATTATTTTCAGCAGATTTCATATTTGATTCATCAGATAATGCTAGGTTGTTAGAGATAAATACTGATACAGGATTAACTCGTTCTGGAGCAGAATTTTTAGATTTTACTGATTTTGGTACTCTTTTATCTGATAGTGCATTAGATACTTTACATTTAATTTATAAGCCATACCATCTTAACATGGTTGAAAAAATATTAGCATATGTTTCTGCTAACGTTTCTAATATAACTACTGTTACTCATCAGGAAGAAACTGATTGCTCAGTATATTTAGAAGCTGTTGAAGATGCATCTAATAAATTTATTTTAAGATTGGCATATGATGAAGGAGCAGTTTTAGATTCAACTTATGCTAAAAATGACTGTGAATTATATAACCTATTTAATGAATATGGTAGTATAGGAGATGTAGTTCCTTTTTACTTATCTAGTTCCGCTATTGGAATAAATGTTAATAATTTATCACAGTCTTTAAATAGCGAAGTATTTCCTGACTTTGTTAAAAAACATGTAAACAGTCAAAGCAGTACAAATAGTACTTTACAGTTTTTAAAATTAGGATTACCAGATACAGGTTCTGACTATAGATACAATCTTTTTCTTGAAGATTTAGCATCTGAAGATGAAGTTTTAATTACTAATTATATTCCTCAAGTATCCGGTTCGTATAATACTTCAGTTAGGAGCATACAGATTACTTATGGCGATAATTTAGACTTATGTTTTTTAGGTGAATTTGAATCTTCAGCTCTACTCGATGTTCCAACATCACTTGAGACTACAGCTATGACAGGTAGTAGTATTGCATTATCAGTAGACAATAAACATAAGTATGAATTTGCTACTAACTACCCAAGAGGAGTCGCTGGAATTCATATACTATCGAGTATAATTAGTTCATCAGGTGAGGTTGTAAAAGTTGACCTAGCTAATACAGGTTCTGATTATACCTATAAATCTTATTTTATTTCAGGTTCTCCTGATTCAGATTATTTTAGAGACCTTAATGATTATTACCACTCAGGTTCAACCTTTCCAAGTGGTTCTCACATTACATCATCTCATATAGTAACTAAAACACTCGATGCAAATAAAGAAAGGTATGTTCATTCTTTTACTTTAGATTCAGGAGATCAATTTAGTGTCGGAGGAGGCCAAATTTTACCTGTACTTGATTCTACTGGTACCGTTATTACATACAGATATGCTAATAGTATACACGATGGTGATTATTTATTTGATGAAAATAATACTTCCTCTATTATAGTCTCTTCTTCTCTTATTATTGGTGATACTGCTAATGAATATAATTTAATTGATCCTGACTTTGAAGATAATGATACCTTTTTAATTTATGGTGTATCTAGAAATTTATTAGTTCACAACTACGGAAACTTTACAAGATTAGAATATTATTACTCTTGCTTTGTAGCAGGTACTGAAATTACTCTTCCAAATGGTGATAATGTACCTATTGAAGAAATAAATGAAGGTGATGAAATATTGACATATAACCATGATAACGATGGTGAAGAAACTGGTAAAGTAGGATTTATTGAAACAAGAGTAGTAGATAAAGTAGTAAAGATAACTACTGATGGTAAGTATGTTAAAGAAATTATATGTACTCCTGAACATCCTTTTTATGCTAATGGTAAATATATCCAAGCACAATATTTAGAGGTTATGGATCTATTGCAGACAAATTACGGTGAGGAAGTATTTATAAGCAATATAGAAATTGTAGATGAAACTCATAAAGTATATAATTTAAGAGACGTATCTGATAATCATAACTTTTATGCTAACAATATATTAGTTCATAATAAATAAACTATGGGAATTTATAAACAAGTATCAACCAAACAACTAGATCAGAGATCAGTCAAGGCAATAAGTGAAACTAAAAAAACTAAAGTAAGAAATGTAGTTTCTAATTTTATTACTCATTTAAAATCTTCACTAGAATAGTTTAATGTTAAAGGTTATAGATAACTTCTTGAGTAAAGAAGAATGTAATGATATTATAGCTTCTAACAATTCTAATCTTAAAGAAGCATCTCATAATAATATCTATATTCGTAAATCTCTATCTAAGTTAATTGACCTTCCAGAAATTGAACCTAAACTTTTAGTTGAAGCAATTAAGTTAAACTCTAATATTATATTTGATAATAAGTTTGAATTCATAGAATACGGTATTAATGATCACTTTGCTTGGCATGATGATATAATAAGGGGAAAAGAAACTAGAGAGGTACTAACAGGTGTAATTTTTTTAAATAAAGATTTTAAAGGAGGAGAACTTCTAATTAAGAAAAGAGGAAACACCACAGAAATAAAAAGTAAAACAGGCTCTTTATGTTTGTTTTCTTCTAAATTTTTGCATAAAGTTACAAAAGTTTCGGAAGGTAAAAGATATAGCCTTTGCTGTTGGTTTTACCATAAACAGTCATTATCGAAAAATTTGATATGAAAAACGTTTTAATTATAGCTCATCCTAGATCAGGAAGTACTAATCTTATGAAAAGCATAGCCATAGCTAATAATTTTAGAGCATGTTTTGAACCTTTTGGTGGTAGAAAAAGACGAGTGTTTATATCTAATTCATGTACTAAAGTTATAATATCAAGACAAGATATTAGTACCTATATAGATTTATCTAAAAAATTTGATAAAACTATTCTATTAGCTAGGAGAGATATATTAGCTGCTTCAGAGTCATTTGTAAAGTTAATGCTATCAAATGAAAAAAACCCTCACAATAAATGGAGTAGTTTAACTGAAGAAGAGAAACGATTTATTCCTAAAGGTATTAAACAAATTACCAATCAACAATTAGAATTAAATAAATTATCCAGTATATTAAATATTGAGATAGATTATTACGAAGATATTTATTCTTCAAAGAGTGTAAACGATAAATCTATTAAACTAGATTTAAAGTTCCTTGATCCAAGATTTAAATGTAAAGTAGAAAAACTTGAAATTATCTAAAAATTATAGTATACAGTATTTAGGGGAATTAGATCATACATATCTTCTAGAACAATATTCTAAACTAGAGGAAAATGATTGGAATTATGATATTACCAGGCAACATACTTTTAAAAGTGTTCATGGTTATACTAAATGGATTCCTATAATTTACGAAGATGTAAGCAGTCCTTTCAGAGCGATAGGAATAGACTCAGTTAAGTATGTTGAACAGTTTTTGACTAATGTATTAGGTAGTGTCAGTATCAGAAGAGCAATATATACGAAACTTGAGCCTTTTAAGGAAATACCTATTCACAAAGACTCAGGTGTTTTTTTAGAACAGCATACTAGAGTACATATTCCAATTATTTCTAATCCAAACACTATGTTTGGAGCTTTTCATCCTGATGAAGTTGATAATAATAATAATATATCGAAAGAAGAATGGATTAAATGGATTCATATGGAACCAGGAAAAGCTTATGCTTTAAATAATTGTGAAGCTCCTCATGCAGTCTCTAATAAATCTGATCAAGCTAGGGTACATCTTATATGCGATTTTACTTTTTTAAATAAAGGTAAACGTTCGGTAATCTGAAATATTTTTCGTATATTATAATAAACACAAAATTATGAATGAGTTATATTATATTGCCGAATCAAAAATGAATTCAAGAATCTCTGCGACTATCATGGATGGTTACCCAATAAGAGTAGATGATATAGTTTACGAAAGACTATGGAAGCGACCTGCTTATCGAGGTGAGAAACAACGATTAGTTAATACTGATCAAACAGAAAGAATTATCTTATTTAACTAATGTTTGTCCCTTTAAACCAGATTTTTTACTCTGAACATCAGTTATCTTTAGACCACGATAAAATTTTATCTGAAGTAATGATGGCTAAAATAAAGGATGATGTTCCTGGTGACGAAATTAATTATTCTAGTTATCCTATCAGCCATACATTTTTTAAAGATAGCAATATCTATCCGGAAACTGCTGATAAAGTATTTAATGCTATTCTAGATCAGTTAAGTATTATATTTGATGCAGATGATTTATGGGTTATAGATGAAAATGAGATATGGGGACATATAGTTGAACCTGGTCAACAAACTATAGTTCATAACCATGTATGTGGAGCTGTAAAAGAAATAAGTCTATCTTTTGCTTACTACCCTAATCATCCATCTGATTCAGGAGAAATAGTATTTCAAACTCAGATTAATACTAACGTTTATGAAGCTTCAGTACAACCTAGAAAAGGATTAGCTATAATATTTGATGCTTCTATGTTTCATTACACTCCTATCAATAATAGCAAATACACTAGAGTATCTGTTTCAGGAAACTTACTTGCAACTGAAAAGATGATAAAGTTATTAGATGAAGATGTAAATTGCAGTAGTCCTTATTGGAAATATTCGGGAAAAACTAACGTTTAAAGTTGGCTCCCCGAGATAATATTCATATATTAAGGTATAATATTTAAATAAAGGTTATGTCAAAACGAGTAGAAATTCTTAAAATTAGATTAGAGCAGCTTAAAACAGAAGGTATTAAGCTAGATAACAGAACGCATAAATTAAGAATGCGTAAACAGAACGAGCAGAAACTTATGCTTAGTTCTTACTTCCATGTATCGAATGATAAGTTTGTTTGTAATGCTAATAGTGATACTAGAGTAGGTCTTTACTATGACGGTGATAGCTATGGAACGATAGTTTCTTATGAACTTCAAGATAGATGGTCAAGAGATGAAATGAGTGATAGAGTTGAAACATCTAAGATTTATCATAATGGTTCTACTTACGAAAAGATGGATGAGTCTATGCTAGCTCAATCTCAAGCTAGATTTGAGTTTATGCAATGTGCTGTAGATCATAATGATGATATCATTGCTACTTGGAATACTATCGAGAAGAAATACGATAAACTTATTAGTACGTTTAGTGATGCTAGTTCTGATATTAGAAAATCTATTAATGATCAATCTAGAGATATTGATAAGTTAGAGAAAGAAACTCTCACTGAAAAGCTTACTTCTAAAGGAGTTAAGTTTGTAAAAGCTGAAGATGGTAAATGGTCTAGAGGTAGATTACCTGAACTAGAAGTTAAATATAATTGGACTATCGGTAGAATTAAAAGCTTAAAGGTACTAAGAATGACTGCATCAGGTAAGTCAGCTGATTTAGAGATTACTCAAAAGACTGATAAGTGGGATGAAGCTACTAATGCTTATATTGATTCTGAAGTTACTAACACTTACGAAAGAGTACGAATGGATAAAATTGAATTTCTTATTCGTAATGCTAAATTAAACAAGCAATTAGTTGGCTAACTGAGATATTATTCATATATTAAGGTATATTAATATTTAAAAATAAAGGTTATATGAAAAGTTTTAAAAAGTTAGATAAATTATTTATTAAAGAATTAAACTTATTATTAGATTATTTTCAATCTGATAAAGTATTAGTTGAAGATATTAGAAGGAATTTTGATTTAAAAAGCGCTTTTAATGTTGAATATAAATTATATTCTCGATGGGATGTAACTGATTTTGCAGATAGATTTGAAAATTGGTGTAGAAGAAGCGGTATGCTAGTTAAGGAAAAGATTGATGCTAAATCTTCAAGAAAGAGTCTGACTAATGTATATAATAGAAGATATATTGTACGCAAGTAAATAATAAAGGTTATGTGGAATTTTAAAAGTTATATTAAGTCCGAGGTAGAGTCTGTAGCGAAAGCTAATAAGGTAACTCTCGCGGCAGATAGAATCGAAGCGATAGTAGATTCTATTTTATTTGATTGGAACGAGATTGGTGATCCTTATACTGATCTTGAAGGTATAATTACTTGGAACTTAGATCAAAACTTATCTCATGCGTAGTTGTATTAAATGTTGCGAAGAGATAAATCCTTTGAGGGTAAAAGCTTTACCCGATACTAAGGTATGTGTAAAGTGCTCAGATACTTCTAAGTGGTATGTTAGGAATATTATATCCGGAAAGACTACTTATTGTGAAACTGAAGTAATAAAAGATCCTGAGTCTGCTAAAAATATAGCTGCTATGGATAGAAGAACCGGATGGGGTAGTAACCTTCATAAAGTAAGTCGATGAAAAAACAAGATATGGGTTCTGCATTTCCAGGACCTGATTATAATAATAAAGGGTATAAAGCCGCTAGCGAGCTTATTTACAATTTAAGAGCAACTACATTTAAAAAACTAAATGATGATGAATTGCTTGAATTCAGAAAAACTATAGCTAATGCTTTTGATTTGAAATTAAAATGAAGTATATAATTCCTCGTACTAACGTTGGCCTTGGAGGCTTTGTTACTTTAAATGATGTAAGGTATCATACTCCTTCTTGGACTGTAGTAGAAGAAGATACTACATTTGATGATTTAGAGTTTGAAGCTAAACCTTTCGAAGAATTATTTAAAGAAAAGGAAGAAGAAAAGCAATGGAAATTTACTTCAGCCAGATCAGGAGAAGAATACGTAGTGCGGTATAACGTAAGAGAAGAATTAAGCTGTTCTTGTTGGGGTTATATTGCTCATAAAAAATGTAAGCATATTAAGGAGGTAGAGAGTAATTTTTAGTATATAGTAGTTGGCTATTTAAATAATTATTCTTATATTGTAGTATATAACAGGATAGACCTGTTATTGTTAATTTAAATTATTTTCACTATGAACGCTAAAAGACATAATGAAGCGTGGAACAAACAAGAGAGTTTAACATTTTTAAACATGTACTTAGATTCTATTAAGTACAGAGACGAAAGAGTAGTATTAGATTCTATTGCTGCTAAATTAGAACGAACTTATGATGCTATCAAGCTAAGAGTTCAGGAGGTAAAATCTATCCTTACGAACGGAGTTGAGGGACTATCAGTTTCTAAGCACACTCCTCATATGATAGAAGCTATTGAACAAATTAAAAAAGAGAAGAATTTCTCTAATGCTAAACTTAAATTATTATTCTAATGATGTTGCAAGATAATGATGCTTTCACAATCAAGGATATTGCTGAAGTAGTTAGTAAAACTGAAGGATATATTTCTAAAAGACTTAATAGTTTAGGAATTCCTCCAGAAGGAAGAGTATTTAGAACTCACCGAGGACCTGCTAGTATGGTCTGGAAAGGGAGTACGGTAAACAAACTCCTAGATGAAAATCTTCTAGGTAATAGAAAACTTAACGAAGTGGAATGGTTCGAAATTAAAGAAACGAAAGTCTATATTATTAGATTTAATCTAAATATAGATGGTAAAGTAATTCCTTCTTACAAAATAGGTTATACTGAAACTAAAGATGTTCTTAAGAATAGGTTTAAAGAAGAAATAAAATCAGGACTCTTTACTGAAGTAGAATTGATGGCAGTTAAAACTTTTAGTAGTTTAGCTGAAGCTAAGAAAGTAGAGAAGACATTATTCGAAGAGATTCTAAATGAATTCGGAGGATATACTCTTAAAGATGGGTCAAGTAGATTTCATAACTTTTATACCAAACAACAACCTAAAGGTATAACTGAAATGCGTAAACTAAATCTACAGGAAATAGCAAAAGCTAAAACCCTTTTAGAGAATGCCTAAGTATATTCCTAAAAATGACTATACCCCTATAGCAGTGGTGTACAAGAAGAAATCTGGCTCTAAGTATTGGCTGAAAGTTTTTACCGATCTTAGATGCCCAGATCCTCTTCTGGGTAATAGAACTTCTAAGCTTCCTTATGGTTGTGAAATTATAGAGATAGGTCATGGAAAGTCATTCGAAAAAAAATATAAAAAGAAATATAGTATTTAGTTGCTTTTCCGGAATATTATTCATATATTAAGGTATATTAATAATTAAAAATAAAGGTTATATGAGTTATTTAAAAGTAAACGAAAAGTATTCAAATTTTGACGATTCTTTAGCTAGAAGTGAAAAGAACGATTGTATGGTAAGATCAGTAGCATCTGCTTGTAATGTATCCTATCGTACTGCTCACACTTTCTGTAAAGAGTATCTTAATAGAGAAGATAAGAGAGGTACTAACGGAATGTATATTATCGCTCAGATGATTAAATGGGAAACTACTGGTATAGATATCGGTGGTAAGAAATTAGCAATCAGAATACTTCCTAAAAAAGAAACTAAGAATTTATATAAGATTAAAGGAGAAGAGATCTGGAGACAGAAGACCCTTAAGAGTTTTATTGAGTCTCATAAAGTAGGAACTTATCTTGTAATGGTAGCTAATCATGCTTTGACTGTAAAGGATGGAGAGGTTTTAGATTGGAATAATAATGCTTTCAAACCTACTAGAAAAGTTCAATCAGTTTATGAAGTAATCGATAATAGAGTTGGTAGTCAATTGGAATTATTCTAATATTTATAAGCATGACAGAAAACGATTTAATCAATTTAGGTTTTACTAAAATAGAGTATACGAAAGAGGATTTAGAGGAGTTGGGAGACTTCTCTGATCCTTATCGTTATTATAGTTACGAAATCTTTAGAGAAGAAGATGATTTAGATGATGAATCTCCTTTTGTATTAGAATCTCAAGCTACATTTGATATGACGGATGAACAAATAAACGGTGACGGATGGTCAATAGAATTATTTGATACTGGTTTATTTAGATGGGATAAAAAAGAAGATGTTTTTAATTTAATTAAGTTATTAGAAGATGGATTACTTATCAATTAAAAGTCACCCTAAAGCAGCTTTTAAAAAAGCTAATCTAGTTATAAGTTCTTGCACTGAACAATCTCATTTAAAAGCGGCAAGGAGATATATTAATTTATTTTTTAAGATGTACTGTACTAATTATAGTATTAAGTCGAGATTTAGAGTATATAAACCCTCTACTATGATATCAGAATTTTACGATACTCTTCTCCATAATTTAAGTTTAAAAGAAAGACAATTTGACTAACAATTTTTTAAGTCGCCATTTAGGACCTAGACAAAAAGAAATACATAAAATGTTAAGCTTCATCGGTATAGAATCGATAGAAGAATTACTTACTGAAACTATCCCAGAAGAAATAAGATTAAAAGATAAGTTAGAATCTAACACTCCTTTATCTGAATATCAATTTCTTAAGCACATTCAAACATTATCAAATAAAAATAAACTGTACGATACTTATATAGGTTTAGGTTATCACCCTACTATTACTCCTCCAGTCATACAGAGAAATATATTAGAGAACCCTGGATGGTATACTGCTTATACTCCCTACCAAGCTGAGATAGCACAAGGAAGATTAGAAGCTTTATTTAATTTTCAGACTATGGTATCGGATTTAACTGGTATGGAACTTGCTAATGCTTCTTTGTTAGATGAAAGTACTGCAGCAGCAGAAGCCATGTCAATGATATTTTCTTTAAGGACCAGAGAACAAAAGAAAGCAAATGCTAATAAGTTGTTTGTATCTAATCGTATACTTCCTCAAACATTAGAGGTATTAAATACAAGAGCTACTCCTCTAGGTATTGAGTTAGTAGTAGGAAGTGAATCTAATATAGTTTATAATAGTAGTTACTTTGGAGCTATATTTCAATACCCTGGCAAGAATGGTAAGATAATAAACCTTTCATCTGCAGTAAGAAGAGCTAAATCGTTTAATATTAAGACTGTAGTATCAGCAGATCTTCTTTCTCTCACCTTACTTGAAGCTCCTGGTACTTATGGAGTAGATGCAGTAGTAGGAACTACTCAGAGATTTGGAATACCATTAGGTTACGGTGGTCCTCATGCAGCTTTCTTTGCTACTAAAGTAGAGTATAAGAGAAGTATACCTGGCAGAATAATAGGACAAACAATAGACTTAGATGGTAACCCAGCTTTAAGAATGGCACTCCAAACAAGAGAACAGCATATAAAAAGAGATAGAGCTACTTCTAATATATGTACTGCTCAAGTCTTGTTAGCTGTTATGGCGGGTATGTATGGAGCATATCATGGTCCTGATGGTTTGAAAAGTATAGCCGAAAAAATACATAACGATACTAAAGAATTAGAAAGTAGGCTCTTTGAGTTAGGCTTTATAAATAAAAACGAATATTACTTTGATACTCTTAAGATTCAATGCAACTCTAAAAATATTGAGATAGCATCTGAAAGTTTAAATATTAACTTACTTCACATAGATAATAAACATGTCGGAATATCTCTTAATGAAACTTCAGATAGAGATTCAATAGATAGATTAGTAAAGCTATTTGAAATAGAAACTATTAATAATAATGTTTCGTTAAAAAGAACATTACCAGATAGAATACCTTTTAATTCTAAAAGAGAAACTCCTTTTATGACTCATAAAGTATTCAACTCTTATCATTCAGAGACATCATTGATGAGATATATTAAAAGTCTAGAAAGAAAAGATTTAGCTCTTAATCATTCTATGATAAGTTTAGGTTCATGTACAATGAAGTTAAACGCTGCCGCAGAGATGTTACCTTTAAGCTGGCCTCAATGGAATAGTATTCATCCATTTGCTCCAGATGGTCAAGTAGAAGGTTATAGAGAAATGCTTAATGAGTTAGAAATAGAATTAAATAAAGTTACTGGCTTTCATTCTACTTCGTTACAACCTAACTCAGGAGCTCAAGGAGAGTATTCCGGACTAATGGTTATAAGAGCTTATCATAAAGACAATAAAGATAGTCATCGCAACATATGCTTAATACCCTCCTCTGCACATGGAACCAATCCAGCATCAGCAGTTATGGCTGGTATGAAAGTAGTAGTAGTAAAAACAGATGAGTTAGGTAACATAGATATTAAAGATTTATCGGATAAAGCTGATAAGCATAAAGATAATTTAGCTGCTCTAATGATTACTTATCCTTCTACTCATGGAGTATTTGAATCTAATATTAAAACTATAACTGATAAGATACATCAATGCGGAGGTCAAGTTTATATGGATGGAGCCAATATGAATGCTCAAGTAGGTTTAACTAGTCCTGCTTTAATAGGAGCAGATGTATGTCACTTGAACCTTCATAAGACTTTCGCTATACCTCATGGAGGAGGAGGACCTGGAGTAGGACCTATATGCGTAGCAGAGCATTTATCAAAGTATCTACCAGACTTAAAAGTATCAGCAGCTCCTTATGGTTCAGCTCTAGCTTGTTTAATATCATATGGTTATATTAAGATGCTAGGAGGAGATGGATTAACTAAAGCTACAGAGATAGCAATATTAAATGCTAACTATATTAAAAAGAGATTAGAAGGAAGTTATGATATTTTATATACAGGAGTTAAAGGAAGATCAGCTCACGAGTTAATTATAGACTGTAGACCTTTTAGAGAAAGTAAAATAGAAGTAGTTGATATAGCAAAGCGATTGATGGATTATGGCTTTCATGCTCCAACAGTATCATTTCCGGTAGCAGGTACTATGATGATAGAACCAACAGAGAGTGAGAACCTAGAAGAGATAGATAGATTCTGCGATGCTATGATTAGTATAAGAGGAGAGATAAATAAAGGTAATATAGAACTTCTTAAGAATGCTCCTCATACTCAAGCAATGGTTACTTCAGATGAATGGACTCACCCTTATACAAGACAACAAGCAGCCTTTCCTTTAGACTTTGTAAGCAGTAATAAACTATGGCCTTCGGTAAGAAGAGTAGATGAAGCTTACGGAGATAGAAACCTTATTTGTAGCTGCACCCCTATAGAAGCTTATAAATAGTTTTATTATATATTTATATATAAACTAATCGTATGAACTTTGTTATAGAAATACTCGCATTTATTGTAATCATCTTATTACTGAAACGAATTTGGAACCATAGAGTCAAAGAGATAATGGGCCAAGTAGTAGTAGGTATAAATGTATTTGCATGCTTTCTATATATGTACGGTATAGTAAACCAGTCTATAGAATATTCATTAGCACTACCTAAGATCTTCTTACATAGTATAGTAGCTATTATAATACATACTTTATTTACTTTAAATAAAAAGACCGATGAATGAGCATATCATAAT